ATTGGACTACATACTTTTGCCATTAACTATGGGACAATAACAAAGTAGATTTTACCTAGATAACAAAGTAAATTTATATAGAAAAACAAAGTAATTAACTGAATTAAATCTATTTAAATCAATAATTTAAGGCAATTAATGGCAACTAAGTCAATCAAAAAAAGTACAGATTCTCTGAAGCTTTCTGAGTCTTTAAAGGCTTTAAAAAAGCTCCAAGATAAGCATCATGGCGTGATTGAATCAAAAGATCTCGCTGACTCCCAGCGCGCCCTGCTTTTAGAAACTGGGTTTATACGCTCGGTAATGAAGGGTTGGTACATTTGCTCAAACCCTAGCGATCATGATGGCGACTCTACCGCTTGGTATGCCAATTATTGGGCCTTTATGTCTGGGTATCTTGCTAAGCGTTTTGGTAAGCGCTACTGCTTAAATGCCGAGGCATCACTCCTGCTGCATACCGGTAGCACTACTGTTCCCAAGCAAATTACCATTGTTAGTAAAGATGGTGGCACTAGTATCGTCAAACTCCCATTTGATACGTCACTGGTTATTTATCAGGATGAGAAGCGCGTCTCCAAAACCCGTACAGAAATTCGAGGCTTACAAGTCTTACCAATAGCTGAAGCACTTTGTATGGTGGGGCCCCAGTTCTTTATTAATCATCCCATGGAGGCGGAAATTGGATTGGCGATGGTACGCGACCCAGCAGAATTACTGGCAACTTTACTGATGGGCAATTGCCTCCCAACGGCCGCCGCCCGCTTGGCAGGTGCACTTACTTTTGCCAATAGGAAAGATGACGGAGAGCGCATTATTAAGGCCCTAGGCAAGGCTGGCCATGCTATCCAAGCCAAGAATCCATTTGAGCTACCCGAACCCACTATCAGCCAATCGCGAGAAAAGTCTCCATATGTTCTACGCATTCGCTCCATGTGGGCAACGTGGCGTGAAGACGTAATCAAGAATTTTCCAAAGGCTCCTGGCATTCCGAAAAGCCCAGCAGTCTATATGAAGCAAATTCAGGAACGTTATGTAGCAGATGCCTACAACTCTCTCTCGATTGAAGGCTATCAGGTTACCGATGAATTGATTGAGCGTATTGCCAAAGAGGGTTGGAATCCTGAGATCAGTGAAGAGGATAAAAAAAGTAAAGATGCTTTAGCGGCTCGCGGCTACTTTTTGGCCTTTAACGAAGTAAAAGACAGCATTAAGTTTATTTTGGCTAAAGCCAATTCTGGTGATGTTGTCAGAAAAAGTCATCATGACTGGTACGCCGCCATGTTCAATCCAACAGTACTCGCAGGTATTTTGCAACGCCATCAGTTAGCAGGTTATCGGACAGGTCCAGTGTTTATTCGCAACTCCTTACATACTCCCCTGCCAAGAGAGGCCCTACTTGATAGCATGGAAGCTTTGTTTGATTTAATTGAAAATGAGCCAGAAGCCTGCGTAAGGGCGGTTTTAGGTCACCATATATTTGTATTCATACACCCTTACTTTGATGGCAATGGCCGTATTGGACGATTCTTGATGAATGCTTTATTGGCATCAGGCGGCTACCCATGGACAGTCGTTCGGGTAAGCGAGAGAAAGCGCTATATGAATGCGCTTGAAAAAGCGAGTGTGGATGGCGACATCAAACCTTTGACTAAATTTCTAGCAGGGGAAATGGCTCAATAAATCTCTTGAGCCATTTCTATCTGCTTTAGATTCCCATGTTGCCTAAGTGCTGAGCAATTCGATCCATAGGATTTTCAGAGCTAGCGAGTGGCGCCCCCAGAGTTGAGGTGCGCGCCCGTATAGGCTGAAGCGTCTTCAGTGGCGTGATCTTTGCATTGGCGAAACTAGGCTCTGGCATCCCTATTGAGTCATAGATGGATTCAATCGTAGATTGCCATTGCTCTGGTTTATTTGTTTGCACAAACACCTGCATATAAAAAGGATCCGTCAGATACTTATAAAAACATTGAGCCTTAGCCGAATGATCAACCTCATCTTCGCGAGAGTTTAAGTATTTGATGATCTGGTGCTTGGCTTCTGATACTAGCTCGGCAGGTTTCTTCTGCTTGGTAGATACTGACATTGCGTTATCAACAAATTGACTTTCGATTTCATATTTACGAAGAGCATCTTGTAAGCTCACCACAGTAACTTGCAAATCCTCAACCTGCTTTTCTAGATCTCGCTTTTCATTGATGATCTTTTGAATCCGTTCACACCCACGCTTTGACTTGATGTCGCCAGAGGCTTCTTCATTAGGCTTATTATTGTTCTCGGGGCTAGAATCCACAGGTCCAGGGCTCAACACACGATTGATGAATTCTTCTGCGCTTTCAGTCTGAATGGCTGGCTGTGGGAGTACATCCACAGTGATTGCGGCTGGTGCAGGTAATAACTCTCCCAGGTCATAAGCTTGAGGCTCTAACTCCCCTTGGGGGGCGGTCATCATGGCGGGTACCTGTACCTCGCCCTTGACTGGAGCAAAGATTGACTCAACCTCTGAATCTTCTAACTCTTCTCCCTCTTCAATATCCTCAGATATTTGAGCAAGAGATGCGCTGGCATTGGATGCTTTACTGAGGTCATCAAGCAAACTGGTAGCCTGACTTTTGGGCTCTGCTTTTTGTACCTTTGCCTTTTGCTTTTCAGCCTCCTGCTCTTTAGCTAATTTTGTAACTGCTTGCTCTTGAGCTTTTCTTGCCTTCTCTTCATCAGAAAGCTTCTGAGCTGCCGCTCTTTCTGCTAACTTCAGATCACGCTCTTCTCTTGCCTTTATTCGCCTGGCGTGTACTTCAGCCGCATGTTTGTCTTCAGCCTCTTTTCTCAAGCGCTCGCGTTCTTTTAGCTCTTCTCTATTTTGAGCTCTTTGAATGGATCCACCATTGCTGAGAACCTCTGATTTAAAACTCGTTACTTCATTTGCCACCTGCGTCATTGCTGATCTCCTCTTTTAATGTATTACTGTTGTTACTTGTCTCGCTATTGGCTCTTTGTCGCCTCTCGGAAAATAGATTGACTCCAAAGTTAGGGTCGACATATCCCTCCGCCTGCTTTTCTACATTCGGTATAAATAGATTTGAATCGATACGATCGTCATATCGCAAGACCGTTTCCCGTAGGAGATTACGGATATGTTCGTAATCCATTCCTCTAGCTTGTAGGTTTTGAATTTGTATTGATAGATTTGTAATCATGGGAAGGACTTTTAACCAACCTTCTTTTTCTTCTATGCCATCCGGTGCGCCGGTAGTACCCGCTCTAATTCTTAAATCCACCATGTCAAAGATTCGATCTTTGCTAAGCGTTGGCCAGTCATAGGTTTTCTCTTTAGTGATAGTGAGCTGACCATCGACCATGGCTGTTCTGGTAATTGGCGCGCCCATATAACGCTCTACCTGTTCGCTAGTTAACTCCTGCAATAAAACCTGAGCACTGTATTGCGCTATTTCTTGTAGCCAATCTTCTATCTGGTCTTTGAATTCAAATACGCGCCCCGATAACGCTCTTTGTAAGATATTGGCTTCAGTAGCTGTCTTAGGTCTGACGACTGTTGAGCGCGCCGCATCTTGCAGCCCAGTAACTTGTTCCCAGTCATAACGTACTGCACTGGTGTCATAAACAATGGGGTCTATCTTGGGATGCCCCCTAGGAATAATCACTTGGTTAAGGGGCTTGCCTTCGGTATCAACGATGGTGATCTCACCAAATCGTGAATCAGCATGCTTCTTAATGGTCTTTTCATTGATATCGGCTGATGCGACCCATCCGGGTATGCAGAGATCTCGATGTTGATTGAATCGATCCCTTGCTTCGTTGTGCTCATCTTGCAAACGTTCTGTTAGATCAACTAGGCTTGGACCAATGAATTGACCATCGACCACTTGGTAAGGCAATAAGAAGAATGGGTACCAGCGCTCTCCAGCCCTAGCTGGTGAATAAGGTTCACGCAGCCATTCAGACGCTCCCTCCACCATGGTGTAAACGCGCTGGGTAGCTTTATCCCAGATTTCTAAGACTGCGATCTGCTGATCATCACTTACCGGACTTTTGCTTGCATCCATATGCATGGAGGCTAAACGCCTGGCTTTCTTATGCGAGGGTTCGCCTTGACCTGGTTGGTAGATCTTGGCATTGGCTAGATTCTTCTTGTACATAGCCTCAGCCTGCGAGCGCTTCATGGGTATAACTTGGCAGATCCAGTCCGCATCGGTGTAATCCCAGAACTCACAGATTGAGGGATCGATGAGCAGATTCTCGGTAAGGACTCTATCAATGACTAGACCTTCAGCAGCATTAACCTCTGAGCGCTCATATAAAGATCCGATGAGTTCATCTAACTCTGCCCTCTTGACATCATGATGATGACTCTGACTACCGTCATCGAGATCTTGATCTAGCTCTTCGATAAGCAGTAGATTCTCTTGCGCATCATTAATCCGCCCTTTAATGTAAGCATCCTTGCTTGGGTCTCTTTGATACATCACTTTGAGAATTCCGTAGCTACAAGTCAATGCTGCTCTTACCGTTGACTTGGCTCGATTCTTTAATTGCGCATGTTCTAGAGCTCTATTGGTTACTGCTTCTAGTGTTCTACAAAAGAGCTTGAGGTCCGCACCCGAATTTAATGGTGCTGTAGAGATCTCTGGGTTTCTTGCATATACATTGGGTAGTACGGCAGAGATAGTGCCGTGTATTAGATTGGCTCTTAGGCTGTAGAAGTCTTTGCTAGTTGGGTCTGCATTCCAATTAAAGCCGGCCACCGTATTGCGGTTATGCCTTACGCGCTTATGAAAGGCTGACCAGTGAGCGCGCGCATGAGTGATGCGGGCAGTCCATTTTTGTTGAAGAGCTTTAGGGTCTTGGGGCACATAGAAGTTATAAATCACCAATCATGCTGGCTTGAATTTATTTTAGATTTATTAATGTTGCTCTTATATTGATAAATCCAAGTATTTTTTGAGCATACCTACCAAAACTTTTGGTTGTAGCTCTAACCATGTATATATCTCTTTGTGTTTATCACGCAAATCAAGAGTGTTATTTTTCTTGATTTCAATTTCCAAGTTGTTTAATTTTAGTATTTCATCGATCAACTTATCCAAATATTCGCATATATGCTGCGGAAAAAGAAATTGTGCGCTTAGAGTTCTCACTCTTAGTTTTTGGTATGCGCTATATCTTTCGCCCTCTGGTCCATTGACGGATGTAGCAATAGCATCATGTGCAGCTGCGTATATTGCCCATCGCCTCTCATATAAATCATGTTTCAATTTATACGCGCCCAATTGCCATTGTCGATAGCTGATATAAGCTCCAAATAATGCAATTAATGGTGCCGATAGACCAAGCGTAACTTGAAGCCAAAGTGGAAACATATAAACCCCTAAATTTTAAGCATCAATATTACAGAAATAAATTATTCATTACTGTTGGCTACTCTATTCTTCGGGATCTCATCACCCCATATCTAGTTGCATCCCAGGCATGGTCCTCGGCATCCGTATCTACATCTTCTGGGTTTAATGAGTCTGGCGGTAATTGGGGGATGGTTCGTAGCCAGTGCCTGCAGGTTGAGAAGATCTTGAGTCTGTCTTCAGCTAACAGCCGAATGATTTCTTGAGCACCATTCACTCTGCTTCTGGGGGCGTTATAGGCTTCAGTCCATTTGACGCCTTTATCCCTGAAGATTTGCCCTATGGATCGCTCTGCTCCTATCTTTGAAAAGATGGATGGATCAGCTAAGTTCATGCGGTATTCATATCCAAGGCGTTGGTCGTGAACTTCTATCTTCTTGATCTTCTCGGCTACTACCGTTGCATCTTCCCTGGTACCGGTATTTTCTTTATCTCCGTATCCATAGAGTTCTCGCCAGAGGTAATAGACTCCATCATTAGACAAGGCAAACCAATAGACGGCATATGGTCTGGCATAACCCCAATCCATTGAGCGCCAGATCTTCCATGTCGGCGGTATTGCGAAGGGTTCTACAACGTGTTTAGAGGGTTGCCATACGCCTTCCAAGAAACTTCCTACGTGGATATCCCAATCACCCTCTAACCAGGCTCTGCGCCTGTTTGGATCGCTGAGTGACTCTAGGCTCATCAGGTAGTTGGGGTCGTTTTTTAGGAGATGGGTGTTCTCATAAATCGTCGAATGAATTCTGACCCTAGGTAGTGCGCCTTCTTGCCTGATGATTTGTCCCGCTGGTATTGCCCCAATCTGAAATCTTTCCTTAACCGATGCATGCCCCACTCCAAATGGATTGCATGTTGCCCTCACCATTCTTGGCATCCCAGGATGGGATGATCGGCAAGTGGAATGCATTGCCTCGTAGAACGAGAGGTTGCGCCAATTGGTGAGCTCTTCAAATCCTAGCCATGGGTATTCGTGGCCATGGTAATTCCAGTAGTCGTCTTCGTTAGCACCATAACGAAAGTACAGCATTTCCCCTGTGGGCCACTTCCAGACGTAATCTGATTCATTGAACTTGGCTCCAGGGAAGATTTGATAGAACCAGCGCTTGCTCTTGGCTACTACGTCAGCTAGTTGCGGGTAAGTTAAGCGAAATAAGGTACCGCGCCAATGATCGCCAAATCCTCTGCCTACGTGCTGTGCATAGCTCATGAGCAAGGTATCGGTCTTACCCCCTCCTCGGGTGCCCTCTAGCAATACTTCATACACTGGGCAAGTCAGAAACAAAGTCTGGCTACCGGGTAATGGTGCCCAGATGGTTTTCATTGATTTTTTTAAATCGCTAGTGTTTTGCTTGGGCAGCTTGCTCCCAATCATCCATACTCATCGCCCCTGGCACTACCAAGACCCCACTTTGAAGTGGCGCCCCATCCTTGCCGGTATGTTCGATTGCAGATAGGCGCGGGTGAACATAGGGGGCAGCGTGTCTGGCAATGGCGGCAGCCATATTCAGAAGCTTGATTCGACTCTCGGTGATCATGATGTCATGATCATGACCAACACCTTCATGAACATGATCATCATGCTTAGTGCAGTTTTCAGCCTCCTTGTAGAGCTCCATCATGGTTCTCATCATGACTTCTAAAGGTGTAATACCCTGCGCGGCGGCTACCTCTGCGATCTCACGAGTCCTCTTGGTGAGGCTACCCTCTTTACGCCCTGCTCCTGGCCTAGCTCCTCCTTTATTTGCTGGCTTTGCCTTTGGCTTTGATTTCTTTTGATTGTTTTCAATCATGATGATGCTTCTGGTCTTCTGATCATCTTCAAAAGATGAGGTTGCAATGCTACTGAATCGCCAAAGGGCTCATCAAACTCAATGATGATTCTCTGGAATAGGTCATGACGACTTTGGGCCCCACGATGCTTTACAACTGTGCCTATTCGGCCACTTGGGGTTTTAACGATTGATCCGATTGGGAAATCCTCCATATCGGGTCGATCAATGATTCCGGCTATACATGGGTTAGCTTGCATGGGAAGCCTCCGTTATAGCTGGGATCTCTTTTCTCTTGCGCAGTTCAGAAAAGATTCTGGTTTTGAAAGAGTCATAACTCTCCGAGCCTTGAGCTCGCATTCCGAGTTCTCGACCTTTAAGGTCAATTCCCTCATTCGATTTCCACCAGGTATCTTCGGAAGAATCTAGGGCTTTGCTACGTATCCCTTTGAGAATGGCCAGAACAAATCCAGCATTGATCGGGGTAGAGCTTGATGCCCTCCTTCGCATTTCCTTTGCCTGGGCAATGGCCTCCTCAACCTCTTCAAATGCTAGGTCTTGTTGAATCAACAGGGCAATACGTTCATCGTCTACTCCAATATTCAAACCCTCCTTTTCAAAAAGAGTTTGAATTTGTTTTTTCCTTTCACCGTCGCCTTGTATAACTTTTTCGATTTCATCCCCATTGTTTTGTTTGTCTGGTGTATGGAGATTGGTGACTGGTGTTTGGTGTCTGGTGTCTGGTGAGCATTGCGTTCGCAATGCGGTCGCAATGCGAACGCATACATTTTGAGTTTCATTTTCTTGGCGCAGATCATCTGCTTGAAATGCTTGCCAACGACCTTCAGCACTACGTCTGGCCTTGTTTTGCTTATCTTTAAAGCGGGCTATTTCATGATCACAGCGCGCTTGTCTCCAACCATCATCAGTGAGTGTAAAAAATTCATTCAGGACTGAGACAACTGAATTTTTTTCTTCTTTTGATCGTGCATTAATCAATCGTTGCACTAGCTTCACATCAATCGGTAATGGTTTTTCTGTGGCGTAATACTTTCTAATTAAACGGCTATAAGTAGCGTCTTCGATAAAGGTCAGATGCGCAGTAGCTTCTGCGTAGTCTCCAATGTGATGCTCGTAATAATTCATTTAATACTGTCTCCGCGTTGTTCTGTTCTTGCAAGAAATAATTCATGCAAGAGATGAATCTAACAATCGGAAAGCGTATCGTCAAACGCGTTTTTTCTGAATTTATTTTTAATTTATTTATATAACAAAAGTCTGTAATCCTGTTTTAGAAAATTCGTGGGAATTTATTTCTTGAGTCGAAGTCTTAATTGATCTATGCATGTCCACCGTTCTCTTAGCTCTATCAGAATTTACTGACTGGGCTGTAGTGCTTTATTTAATTGGCTTTTGTTACTTCTATGAATAAATATTTTTTTGTAGTCAAAAATTAATTTGTGTTTATAAAGTGGGTATTGACTTTTGATTGACCACCAAAATTTCATTGGCTACATTGCAACTCAGTAGCACACAGATTCGCTTACAACAACACACAACAGGAGATAAATTTAATGGTGGCAATTCGGTTATATAGCTTGTATCGCTCTTATGGATACACAAAAATGAGTTCTGCGAAGATGGCTTTGCAGGTGTATCGAAAAAATATGAAGCGCGCCCGCCATGGGGGTAATCATGAATAATATGAATCCACAAACGCCGCCAATAACCCTAATGAGAATTCCGCAAATACTAAAGGTGATGCCAGTTTCAAAATCTAAGTTCTGGCTGATGGTTCAGAAAGGTGAGTTTCCTAAACCAATCAAGATAGGAAGATCATCTTTTTGGACTATTGAGCAGGTCCAAGCTTACTTGCGTGAAAGGACAGGCAATTCTTAGGTTTGGGTGGCCCCGGGGATTCTCGGGGTGTTAGATCAATGCCTGCTCTATAAGAGCGTCTGCAATTTTTCTCTGGAGCTCACCAGCCGTGCTCATTCTTGCTTGTAAGGAAGAGCAGATCTCAAGAATTTCATCTACTTTTGAAACAATTTCATGTTGCGTTTTTATTGGCGGTAACGGCATCCAAGTAGCGCGAATAATGTCAATATTCAAATTAGGCTGCCCCTGGCCTTGAGCAGCTATGTTTAAAAACCAGCTAGATAAATGGGTTAGGTACATATGCAGATACTCATCGAATACAAACTCACTTAAATTTATAAAGGCTGCAATTCCATCATTAAAAGTGGTTTCAAAATCACAAATGGCAGGTATCCCTAGCGTTGCACCACTATTTGTAAGTAGCACTGTCCTTCCTTTAACTAGACGGGTTTTGTGCAAACCGGCCTCCTTAATGGATGCGGTCCAACCTTCGACCATCTTGCCCGTAGAGCGAGTTACGTCACCTACTTTTAGAAAAGGAATATGGCCATCATAAAAGCGGGGATCTCCAGCAGGCCGAGGCGACCCGCCACGCACAATCTCAGCAATTTCCCCCAATCGAACCCAGCACCATCCATGCGGAATGTGCCCCTTCAGACTGTTGAGGCCATCAAAATCAATAAATTGAATTTTTTCTTTCAATAAGCCCAATGATATAAGTCTGCTTCGTTCCAAGCGAAGTTGATCATACAGATGAGATTCATCCATGTGATCGAAATTATTTCTAGTTAGACGACCCAAAACACCTAAGCCAAGAATTGAATTCTTCAGGCCCGTAACACTCTTAGCTGATGAAAATAGTTCATCAAAATTACTAGAAATTCTTTGCCATGCCGGACTATCGATACCTGCATCTCTAGTATTCACAAGCGGATCAAGGGCCTCCAAAACCATACTTTCATGAAAATTTTGTGCATTTTCACAGCTTGCATCTAGCTTGTCGCATAACACCATTAGCTGATCTACTCTATAGACTATACGAGCCTGCTCGGCAACAGGTGGAAGTGGAATTGGTATAGATGCCAAGGATTTTGAAGACATACTTGCAATACCAACACCCTTACGGTATTGATTGATTTCACCAGTTACACTGAGTTTTTGAAAAAATCTATATATATAAAATGGATTTATCCCTCCATAAAAACGTGCTCGATGAATATGATTCTGAAAACAGATCGGCTTCTCTCCCATCCATACAGCAGCCCTGCCGGCATCGCCACCCTCACAAATCAGTAAATCTCCTTGTTCAGCTGAGAACTTTTCAAGTTCGCTCTCTTGAAAAGGCATCTCTCTTAACTCGGAAAGGTCAAACCTCCCCCAATACAAATTAGATGTTGTTATGTAGCTCTTTAATATTCCCTGGTTTCTGCCTTTATCTAAAGTTTTCCCAGAGTTATGCTGTGCAATGTCTCCAAATTTCACCCATCCCCAGCCATTAGGTAACGGAGAATTATCAATTCCTAAAGACTCTTTTTTGGAAGGATGGTTAATTCCAACCCCATCTTTCTCTTGTTGCGTAAAGCGCGCTATTAAATCGAGAGCCGGCTCCTCATTTGAATCTTGAATACTCAATTTACCGGTCATAGCTAAACACAAAATTACTTCTTTTAGTTTTGATATCCCGTAAGCACCTGATGAATTTACCGAGACACGCCCTCGCCCAGATCTTTTTTCCACATCAGCGCTAGACCATAAATCAATGTGCTCAACAAGCAGTCTATTGATGTTATTACCCACTTATTTAACCTCATTCTGTAGCGCGTTTTGAAGAACAGATTTGATTTGACCTCTCAAGGTGGAGATATCTGACATCATTTTTGCGTACTGCGACAGAAGTATTTCTGGATCATGAATTTCTTGCTCATTAATATGTGGATTCTTAATATCTAGGTCGTAACCCCTCTTCTTTACATCTTCAATACTGACCTTCCAAGCATGCTCACTTTCTTTACGGCGCTTAAATCTATCAACCTCAACGCCCCACCAACTCTTTTCGGCCTCAAACTCCTCAATCTTCATAGGCTTAGTTTTGTTATAGCTTTTTACACCCTCTGGATAAGGGTGCTCATAAAACCAAATATTTTTTGTTGGAGTGCCCTTGGTAAAAAAGAGGAGGTTGGTATTAATTGTTGTGTAGGGTGCAAATACGCCTTTCGGTAGGCGCACGATAGTATGAAGATTGCACTCTTCCAGGAGTTTTTCTTTAATACGTATTTTTATGCCATCTCCAAATAAAAGGCTATCAGGCAATACCAACGCCGCGCGGCCACCAGGTTTAAGCATTTGCATAATCAGCACAAGGAAAAGATCTGCAGTCTCCCTTGTTCTAAATGCAGCTGGGAAGTTGGTTTCAATTCCATCCTCCTCCATTCCGCCAAAAGGTGGATTGGTTACAACCACATCTACTCGCTCTGATGGGCCCCAGCTAATTAAGGGTCTTGCCAAGGTGTTGTCGTGGCGAATGTTGCTTGGTACATCAATACCATGAAGGATCATGTTGGTTGTGCAGAGTAAGTGCGGCATTGGTTTTTTCTCAATGCCGAAGATGCTGCCTTGAAGTTGTACTTCGTCTTCTAATGTTTTGACATCTTGTTTTCTGATATGTTCAATTGAGCATGATAAGAATCCGCCTGTGCCACAAGCTGGATCCATCACCTTCTCACCAAGGCGTGGATTAACCATTTGCACCATGAATTCAGTTACGGCTCTTGGGGTATAGAACTCACCTGCATTACCTGCTGCTTGCAAATCCCTAAGGAGTTGCTCATACATGTCTCCAAAGAGATGACGCTCTTGGGCTTTGTTGAAATCAACACCCTCTTGTATCTTATTGATTACCTGGCGCATCAACTGCCCGGACTTCATATAGTTATAAGCATCCTCAAATACTGAGCGAATTACGTAAGCGCGCTGATCCCCGCCTTTAGCTTCTAGATTTTGAAGGGCTGGAAACAAATCATTGTCTAAGAATTGCTTTAGCTCATCGCCAGTCATCCCTTCAGGATTCGCAGCCCAATTTCTCCAGCGGTATTTTTCTGGCAGTGGAGACTTGTATTTATCCTGAAGCAATTCCCACTCGCTCTCACGATCATCAAAGATCTTCAGGAAGAGTAGCCACACTAATTGACTTAAACGCTGGGCATCACCATCGACACCTACGTCTTTGCGCATGATGTCTTGGATTGATTTAATAGTTGAACTAATGCTCATAAGTGGTAAAGCCTATCTGTTGGTATTGCTATAAATTTTAGGCGTAGAGCTGGTTTTCTAGCTCATGCAAAGCAGCTATATAGCCTGACTTACCGCCAAAGGCTGATACAAGCTCACTTGCTGTGCCCATTTTACTAAATGGGTCCAGGGTCAGAATCTTAATATCGTCGATATTCTCGATGCCGGTATCCGCATACTTTTCAAGTAAAGCCTCGAGAACCTTACGGGCTTGTTCGCCATACTTGGTGAAGTAGTTACGCTTTTTAACTTGCTCTGCACGCTCTCTACGAGTCAGAGCAGGCTGGTCAAACGCTACATGACAAATTAGATCAAATGCATCGCAGTCTTTGCTTACTTCTAGAGCCAGCGCCTCAAGGAGGACTCCATGCTCTTCAAGCTCTTTAATCACTGCAGCCTTACGCTCAGCAGAAGTCCACCTCTTTAGGAAATCATCCAGGGTTGAATAGTCTTTGCGAACTGCTTTGCGTGTGTAGTCTTTTAATGACTCGGTAATTAACTTACCCTCTGGACCATAGTATTGAACACGCTCAGCAATCACTTGCACCTCTACATCGCCAATATAGTATTTAGCGCGTTTACCTTCAGGACCCGGTGGGAAGCCTTCTCCACCAGCATCACCACCTTCACCACCAGGTAAACCGCCTCCACTACCACCCTCTTCGCCAGGCTCATCAGGCGGTATAGGAGGATCATTTGGTCCTGGGTTGTAGACAACAATTGGCGGGCCATCAAATGCTTCGTCTGCAAAAAGCTCAGTAGCCTTTTTAAAGTCCATGATGGTGAACCAGTATTTGCCGTAATCTTCGTTAATTCGAGTGCCGCGCCCAATCATCTGCTTGAATTCGGTCATGGACTTGATATGTTGATCAAGCACAACTAGCTTGCAGGTTTGCGCATCTACACCAGTAGTCATTAGCTTAGAGGTTGTTGCAATTACTGGGTAACGTTCTTCTGGGTTAATGAAGTTATCAAGCTCAGCTTTGCCTTCTTGCTCATCACCGGTAATGCGCATGACGTACTTGCGATTTTCTTTGACGCGATCTGGGTTTAAGTTGACCAGGGCTTGGCGCATGCGCTCTGCATGATCAATGTCATCACAAAATACGATGGTCTTAGCATATGGATCAGTAGCGGTTAAGAATTCAGTAATCTTCTTAGCCACTAGCTCTGTCCGCTTTTCCAAGACCAAGGTTCGATCCATGTCACTCTGGTTATAGATACGATCCTCGATTACTTGCCCACGTTTGTCTAACTGCCCCGTACTAGGCCTCCAGCCTTGAAGATCTCTATCGATATCAATTCGTATCACCTTATAAGGCGCAAGGAAACCATCTTCAATTCCCTGCTTTAGTGAATAGCTATAAACAGGATCACCAAAATAAGTAATGCTTGATATTTCCTTAGTTTCTTTTGGTGTGGCTGTTAAGCCAATGTGTGTGGCAGAAGAAAAGTAATCCAAGATCTCACGCCAAGCTGAATCTTCAGAGGCGCTGCCGCGATGACACTCATCAATCACGATCAAATCAAAGAAGTCTGGCGAGAACTGCTTGTAAATATTCTTTTCTTCATCATTGCCAGTAACAGCCTGATAAAGGGATAAGTAGATTTCATAGCTCTTATCAATCTGACGCTTGCTGATCTTAGTCATCGCAGCGCCAAATGGCTTGAAGTCGTTATTTTTTGTTTGATCCACAAGGATGTTGCGGTCAGCTAAAAATAAAATACGCTTCTTTGTACCAGACTTCCATAAGCGCCAGATGATCTGAAAAGCTGTGTACGTCTTCCCGGTACCGGTAGCCATTACCAGCAGAATGCGATTGGCACCATTGGCCACCGCTTCGATTGTTCTGTTGACTGCATTGACTTGGTAATACCTTGGAGCGCGCCCTGTGCCATCGTCGTAATAAGGCATTTCTAAGGTATTTTTTGCCTCAGGGGTATCAACTCCCTTCCATTTGCAATAACGTGCCCATAGCTCTTCTGGTGACGGGAATGCCCCCAAAGAAAGCTCTTGCTCAACCTTATCTGCTAAACCAGTTCGGTCATGCATTAAGAATGCATCACCGTTTGAACTAAATACAAAAGGCACATCAAGCGTTTCCGCGTAATCTAGCGCTTGCTGCATTCCTGCGCCAACACTGAGGTTGTTTTCTTTGGCCTCGATTACGGCGATGGGAATATTAGATTTGTAATACAGAACGTAATCTGCGCGCTTTTGCTGTCCGCGGGTATGTAACTTGCCGCGAACAATGATGCGACCTTTAGTAAAACTTAATTCCTCGCGAATTTGAGTGTGCAAATCCCAGCCTGCGCCAAGAATGGCTGGCGTAATGAATTTCGTACAAATATCTCGTTCGCTAAGGGATTTCTTGCTCATTCAATAATGCCAAAAGTTATATATATCCCTTAATAATATAAGGAAATCAGTCATTTAATGGCATTTTTAGGGTTTGTATCCCAGGCTCACTATCTGAGCCTCTATGGGCTTACACTTAATAACATTAACGGGAGATAACTTGATGAAATATCATCTTTGCTTAGCCATGTTGTTTCTTTCGAGCCTTGCCCATGGACAGGCCATATATGGCCCTAATGGTGAGTACAAGGGTTATATACAGACCTCGCCTAACGGTGTTTCCAACTCCTACAGCGCCACCGGCGCATTCCAAGGCTCTGCGCAAGTACAGGGTAACCAAACAAATTTCTACGGACCTCAAGGCCAGTATCAAGGCAATATTCAGGCGCCAATTAGCACCCCACCAAATACAACAATCGGATCACCACCTCAAGTTAATCAAGCACCATCGATTAAAGGTTGGTAGTAAAAATGATGAATGGCTAAAGCGAATCTTCATTGCGTGATTTTTCAACATCCGAAATCATTACTTCAAGAGGTATAGCATCAATTTGTATTGAGGCATTTTTTATTTGACCCAGTAATTTTTTAGCAAAGTCAAATACATCCTCATCCCCTACTATCCAATTTACTTGCTGATTTTCAATAAAAGCATTTACGAGTCTAAGCTGCTCATTTTCATTGAATTGATCATATTTATTTAACTTTGCAATGGCAGCATGTGTAGCAGCGAAGTTATATGAGGACTCCAACTTCAGGATTGCATCCTTCTTATCAATCTCATCTGAAAGCTTTATATCCGGAAAGTACTCTTTAAGTAGTTCGGGCAGCCCCTTGAATAATCTTATTTCAGATCGTTTTCTAGCTCTCCACTCCCTCTGAAGGAAATCCTTCACGGCTCCCGGGGTAAGCACAGACTCAAAGTCACCGTCACCACTAACAATGTTTAAGTCCTCAAGTTCGGGTACAGAAACAATCAACCATTCCCAATTGATAGCGTCGCCAAGACTATCCTTTTTACCTGGTGGATTTCCAATTTGTTGTCGATCTTTAGCTTTGAGAATGATTTCTTGATCTATGGATTCTTCTTTAAATTGGTCAAATAGAACCTCTATAAGCTCGTCCGCTTTTAACCTACTCTCAACTGCCTGTAGGGTTACGTCTGCTTTAATATCCTTTACGAGCTGATTAAAGCTTTCCTGAAGGCCTCTTAACTCGGGTATCCGATCATGCGTTTTTGCCATATTCGGAAGAGATGAAGAAGCCTTACTTTTTTCAAATAATTCAATAGACTCCTTTACAACCCTCTCGCGATTTCGATAAAACTCATCCTTAACCTGCTTGGGTAAGTAAATCTTTATTTGAGAGGTCTGATGAAGTTTTATTACTTTCTTCAGCTCATCCAAGTCAGGCCCAGACAGGTGATATAAGTCCAACAAAATATTCGTATCGATGAAAATATTCATGGGTGCCTTGGATGCTAATTAGGTATTTGTTTTGTGAACATCATTGATGTATTGGAACAATTATGCCCACAGGTTAGATCTATTAAGTCGATGCCAGCTTAATAAAGCAAACTATTGAAGCATTGTTTAGGTGGTAAGCGTACTGGTAAGCGGGAGTATTTTTAGGAAAAGAAAAAGCCCCGGTTAAGGGGCTAAGTCTTTGTTGTATAAAGCAAAAAGCAGAAAGTTTGCCAAAGTTATTGGCGGAGACGAGAGGATTCGAACCTCCGATCAGAGTTTTAGCCCCGATGCTCCCTTAGCAGGGGAGTGCCTTCGACCAGCTCGGCCACGTCT